GTGCTGCATCTGCGATGTCAGGACCTTCAACTTCATATGTAACTGTATAATATTGCATTAGTTTTCCTATAACTTAAAGTTATTTATATCTGCTTCATAAGCTCTTGTACGTTTTCACCTGCCTCTGGCAGTTTATCTTTTAAGAAGAAATGCACAAAGTGACAATCCTTAATTCTTGTATTAGCACTGAACAAACCGTTCCATGTCCAATGCATATTCTTTACTTTTAGCTTATCTTCTTTAATCCACGTGTTTAAGAGTGTCTGATCAGTAGACCATTTCCATGGACCAAGTCCGTCTACAAATGCTTTAAACTTAGGTTGACGTAAGAATTGTAATGGTGTCATACCCTTTAGATAGTTGAGTACAGACTTGTTCATAATCATAACGCCCATATTCATGAACTCATAACCAAGATCATTCTTTTTAAAGTCTACATGTTTGATTGATTGATATTGCATAGCAGAATAGCCACGAATCTTAGATTTGTATGCTTTTGTAATAGGCATTTCTCTTTCGACTACACCTCCAAAATCATACTCTGGTTCAAGAAACTCAAATACATTAGGTGCATAAGGACGTATATACACATCACTATCAATAATAGCAACTTGATCATACGATCTTAAATATGCAAATGCATTTTCTTTCTCAAAGATAGGAAGATATCCAAGACGTGCAGTCGCTTCTTTAGATCTATTCGTCTGAAATACATCAGGCGTGATCATAAGAATTGGCTGATCTTGTAGCACATAATCTATATCATGTGCTTTACAATATGCTTTTACTGATGCAGTACAGTGATCGTACAGTCGAGATTTTTTCCCGACATATACTTGATATATCAATCTTTTCATAATAAACTCTTTTCTTTATTTCTCTGCGTGCAGCGCCGCTAACTTAGCCATATTGGCTTCTATTTTTACTTGGTTATCTTCGATTTTCTTCTGGTTCTGAGACGGCTTATGATCGAATACAATACGTTCTAGACGCAATGATGTTATTCTCTCGTTTGGCACGTAACGCCAAGTATATGTACCATCAGCTTTCGTGATGCCAAATACAGTTTGTGCTATTCCAACTTTCACAATGATTGCATTCTCTTTATCGAGTATGACATGATCACCTTCATTGAATGATTTATTCATAGAAAACTGCAGGCCTTTTGCCATCTTTGTAATATAGTCTTTTATACTCAATGCAATGATGCCTGATACTAATACGCCTATCAAAGGCATGATTAGTTGTGTAAGATCATTCGCAACATTTACCTGATCCATTTGATTTCCTTCTAGTTTAAGTTTATACTCACATTCACTAGTACTTCATCACCACGTTGGTATGGTATAGATGTTCTGCTTTCGCCGTAGTATCCATTCCATGTATATGTAATATCATAGCTATCTATAACCTTTGTTAGAACTTCTTCATGCACTGTTTCACATACACGTCTTTTATTGTCTGATCCTATGAGACCACCTGCAATAGCACCGACCGCTGCACCACCATCTTCACCGGTTATTACTTTACCAGTAACGCCACCTAGTATTATGCCAAGTAAAACATTACCTGGATCAGGAGCTTGTCTGCATTGCTGATGCGGTATGTATGTAGTAACATACGCATAGTTGTGCTGCACAGATACGATTCTACCATACTCTGCTGCAGTTGCTTTTTGGCCAATGAAACCGGCACCAAATGCTAATCCTGTTCCAATGATGATTTTGTTTATGACTCTCATAATATATCCTTATTTATAATGCTTTTTGCAATAGCAATACTCTCGTCATAACCTGGCCGAAAGCGATTACTCTTATGCCCGTATCGCACGAAATGTTTTAGGTTATCAACAGTTCCGGCTGGACTTTTTAGTTTAAAACCAGTCGTAAGTTCTTCCCATTGATATCGAAGATTTAGGTAATTACCCATTGAGATATTCATATATTTCCTTCCAGTCTTTTACTACAGTTACATTCTCGTGTAAGTCACGATTCATATTATGCCCATGTTCTATGAGCAATGTATCAAGACCTAAGCTAGCACCGAGATTTGCATTCTCGACTTTATCTTCGATCCATATCATACCAGTATCTTTATATTTATCTAAAGCATCATCTTTGTCTGCTCCAGTATCAAGAAACGTATAATCTTCAAAGGCTGTTTCGCCAAATAACTTTTCAGTATTCATACGACGTAATCTACATGCATGTTTGTCTAGTGACAATGAAGTAATCATATGAAATGTAAATCCACATTCTTCATGTAACTTTCGTACATAATGCATTGCATCACGTAAAGGAGGTAAGAAACCCATTGCAGCACTTGCATTAAAATGCTTTACAAGACCTTTAGATTCTGTACGAGTTATGCCATAACGATCACACATATCATATTCCATCCCAGTCTTCTGAGATTCGTATCCACGTGATTCCATCCAACAAGTAAAGGCGTATTCCCAATTCATGAGTACGCCATCACAGTCCGTTAGGATTTTATGTCTAGATAATCTTTTGTATGAGTTCATATAACGAAACCTTTCTCACGTATTCGACGCTTCCATGCGCCGCCTTCCATTTGCTCATCAACTTGTAGATCTACAAAATCTACAAGCTCTTGATGTGATGGATCTTCATCAACATAGGGATGTGCCTGTATCCAAGTGTGCATAGCTTTTTTGACTATCTGTATTTGATAAGGTGATAAACCACTAATTTCCATAATATATTCCTTTATATTAATATTATAACACGTCTTAATGACGTTGTAAACCGCTAAATGAATCAAACTGTTGAACACCTTTGTCAATAGTTATATGACTGCCATAATGTTTGTTTAACCAACGGTCAGAAACAAGAACTTCTATTTCATGATTAGGTAGAGCATTGACAGTTACTGTAGTACGATCTACGCGTACAGAAGTGTATTTGTTGTGTGAAACAAGTACATCAAACAAATGATAAGCTTGAGCTTTAGATTCGATATTAGATTCACTAACATAAAAATCGCCAGTACTTGGATTTTCAGCAACTACATTGTAGGTGTAAGTTTTAGATAGTTCAGTCATATTTTATTCCTTTTTATTAACTCTATATACACTATAACACGAAACATATGATATGTACATAACAAAATGCAAATTAATGCATTTTGTTATTTTATGTGATATTTATGATACAGGTATAGAAATGATGCCAGAAGTAGGTGAAATTATATGGTAGTTTGTATTTAAAAATAATTCAAGATCAGATTTTGAGTTTGAAGAGAATTTGTAAATAGGATTTCCGCCGGCGGGGCCGGTTTTAGTGATTAAAGAAAAGAATGTGTTAAAGGGTTTTGTTAAAGATGGTAATTGTTTAATAGTGTCAGAATCGATATCTAGATTAATTGAAAAGTTAGTGTTTGGCATGAAGCCTCCTATGTTATATAGTTCAATATAACACGATACATATCAGATGTACACTACAAAATATACTTTAATTAAAGGTGTAACAAAAATGTTACAGTCCTATAAAGGACGTTGCCGCTGTTTTAGGTGATATAGTTCGATTGTCTCTAGTAGTGATGTTGTCCAATTATCTCTGTGTTCTATATAAACCATAGGCTCTTGGTTGTCTATATCCATTATAGTTACGAGATTTGTAATTGGCATACCAGTTCGTTCTTCCCACATGATAGCGTATGCTGCTTCTTGCATAAAGTAATTAGTAACCCATTCTCTTTTTTTAGGCTTCTTACTTGTCTTAAAATCAATAATACTAGGTACGCCGTCAAACTCGCCAACACAGTCTACTCGACCTGCTACGCCAAGATGCTTACTATATAGCGGAGCTTCTTGTGCAAATATCTTACCAATACGATTTAAGCTCGGTTTAAGATTAGTAAGGCTTGCCGTAATATGCGGCATGACTTCTGGTAGTTTTTCATTATCAAGATACTTCTCAACAAGGTCGTGCACGGCTGTACCACGAGTTGTTGCTTTATGAGATATCTTATTCGCTTCTTCTTCACCTACACGTGCACGCCATGCAGCGATACTATCTCGGCTTAGTACACTAAGTACTGTTGTAATACTTGGATACGATTCTCCGGTTGGAGTTACATATTTTCTACCGTTCTTACCGGTCTCTACTTCAAGATCGTCATAACCAATCTCTATCTTTTCATGAATAAACATTACCAAATATTCCTATACATTTATAGTGTTGTGTTTACCAGAACCGGCTTTAATTCTTTTCAAATTATCTTTCCAGCCATCATCTGTTTTACTTAATACACTGCCAACTCCTGAGATAATCTTAGGAACTGCTAATTTCTGAATTAGATTATTATCTTCTTTCAAGAGCTCTTGTAGCTCAGTCCAGGAACAAAACACATCTGTTTCTGCTTTAGTTTTAATATTTCTTAGGGTATAACTAGGCATTGCCCATTTCTCCAACTAGTTCTAAGAATGTTATCATTGCGATCTTCTCAAATTCCCATGCATCCTGTTCATGAGGTCGCGAATCATACTCATATGTTTTGGTATCTACACCTTTATATATGCTTTCTTTTAAGTCACCACACGCAATCTGTTCTACATGTTTTATTTCATGGAACAATGTAAGTAGTATATTATTGACGCTTTGATGTTTATTGATTTCGATGAGTATTGCATCTTCTTCTTGACGTGTATCAATTGTACCACCGCCTTCGCCTTTCTCATCAATAAAGTGTATATCAACCAATAAATCATTTTGATGCATAAGGCCAAATGCCTGATTGAAACCATGATCACATGCTCTTGTAAATAGATTTTCTGATATTACTACTGGTCTATCATGCACTACGTAATTCATTAAACCACTCCGGTACTGGTCGATCGGTCCATACCATTTTGAACCTCTCTTGTTTTGTTTGATAGAAGTTTCTGTATGATTGTACAGGATCTTCGACGATACATTGAGGAAATGCAGCCATTGCAAGCTTGAATGGTGTAAGACCTATATGTGGAATGTTTGTAGGGGGAATTGATAAGACTTCTTCTAGCTTTGTCTGTGTTGCATGAATCTTACCATAGCGATAAGTATATTCGTGACACAATGCATAGAAATGATCGTAATGCCATATATAGTTTTGTATTGATTCGCGTGTCCATACAGTTGATGGGTGATTGTAATGACATGCTTTATATAGCGTACGTTCCATATGTGCATTTGGATGCTTGTAGTATTGTAGCATACTACCTGATTTTGATGGTCTGCGTTCCATCTTGCCATCAACCATACGATGTACAGTTGACAGCATTTGTCCTGATTCTACAATCATTTTGACTACATGCTTATCGCATTGAAGCTGAGCAGCCTTGATTGGATTTTGATCTAGTATAAAAATATTCATAGTATTATTGTATCATGATTAAAAATGAATGTACACCTTTTATTTAGACTTTCTTATTTTACGAAGCTTAGCATATAAGCGCTGAGTTTTTTCATAAACGATTTCTTTGAGTTTACTTCTTCGCGTACGAGCTGCTTCAGATTTTGCAATGCGTTCTGACTTCATTTTATTAGATTCGGAAATGCTTCTTTGACTACTTTTTCAGTAACGCCATTTGCTGGTTTCTTTTTATTTACCATATTAATTACAACCTCTGCATCTTTGGGGTGAATTGATTCTAATAATCCTATGTAAAGCTTCTCTCGTTTGAAAGCCGGCAAAGTATCACCAGTGCCACCCTTTACGATATATTGAAAGTCTGTGTTCTTTCTAAGTAGATTAGATGGAGTACTTTCAGGTAAATTAGGTTCATACGGAGGAGCTCCGGCCGGGACTGTAAATTCTACTGCTTTATCAAATGAAGCTCTGAGAACGTCTTTAAGCGCCCATGTTTCATATTTACGTAGTATTTCTATTTTCTCTACTTTGCTTCTGGCTTTACCAGCAGCTTCAAGTATCTCATATATAAGTGGATTTGGGGGTATTCTAACTTTAGTCATCAAATAAATTCCTGTACATTTTCAAGCAATAATCTGCATTGTTTAGAGACTAGATATGGAAACACTTTACTTTTATTGCTCCATGGATCTTGGCCTTCAAACGTATTTATAATACCAGTTTTTACTGTGTCTGGACATTCTCGCAGATCTATCATCTTTTTGTTACGTAA